GAATACATTATCTTTTCCAGGGAAGACAGTAGGGTTAGTACTGCCTTGCCTGTCTCTATTATATAGTGCGGATTGACTCTGTTTTGGTATAGACTTACTAGATATATACTCATTAATCTCAGAGTCTGTATATCCAGCAGCAGAGAGATCATTGTATAGCTCTGCGCTAGTGGATTGTTCATCAATACCCCTCATGGAGGACTTATTAGGTTTCTTCATAAGGGGGGTATTTGATGTATCAGCCATTATACTTATCTCTCATCATCTTTAGACGCTTAAGGGCATGAATTTCACCCTGACAGCGGTATACGTCTTGTATGTTAGTTGCCTGCTCAAGGTTACGATGTTGTGCTGCAATTAATATGTCAAGCTCCTCAGTGAAAGCCTTCCAGAATGTAACATCATTTACATATTGTTTGAGGGTGCCGCTAATCATTGCGGCATCCCCCCACCTGTGTTACCACTAAACCCTGGTTCACCAGGTTGTGGAGCTTGGCCTACACCAATGTTACCATTACCAGCACCCGTAGGATCAGTTACGTTTGGAACGCCTTGTCCTGGCTGTGGTGCTGCACCTGCAGGAGGTGTTGGTGGTGCAAACTTCTTAAAGATTTCAGCTTGAATAGCTGCATCAGAAAGGCTATTAGTGACTTTATCTGGATCAAGATCAAGAGACTTAGCAATTTCACGAAGGATATAGTCTGCCTTAATGAATGGCATAAGTGCTGGGTTCTGCGATGTTTGAAGGAACTGCATGAGGCGCTGAGAGCGAATCTCATTAGCCATAAGCGATTCTGTACCTTCTGCCTTAATGTCAAGATCACCTTTAATCTCTGGATCGTAGTCAAACTGCATGTTGAAGCTAAAGAAAGCCTTACCAAGTGGCATCAACAGATAGTCGTCGATGTTTTTAACAACAGTACGAATAGAGCCGTTAGCTGCAGACATCAGCATAGAAATACCAGAAGCAGTACGACCAACGCCACTCACACCTGTTTGACCGTGAGCGAAAGAAGGGAATCCAGTAGATTCATCAGCAAGGACACGAGCCTTATCGAATAGCTGCAGATTTTCATTAGCTACGTTAGGGAACTTAGTGCCGAAGATAGCCTGACCTGGTGCGCCACCCTGACGGCGGAATACCTTACCAGGGAACACTTTCATGTCTTGTCCTGGAACAAGGTTAGTCTCATCTACCTCAAATACAAGGTTTCCGCTAAGTACGGCATTGTCAACAGCCATACGCATGAAGCCGTTCATAAGCATCTGAGTATCGGACATGTTCTCTGCCAAGCCAATACCAAAGAAGCTATATGGGTTGATTTCGTATGGTGCAGCAAAGTAGGGGAGAATAGCTGGTTTAAATGGGTTCATCACAAGACGCAGAACCTGACCATTGCAAACCCAGATATTAACATTAAGTTGATCTTGATCGCGCAAATCTTTTGGAATTTCGAGGCCGTATGTTTTAAGCAGTTCAGTATCTACGTAGCCCCAATACTCAAGGACTTCATAGCGAACAGCCTTATCACGAACAGCATCATCTTCCATAATGCTTTCCCAATACTTCTTATTGTAGTTCTCACCCTTCTTGATAGCGATATCAATGGAGTTGCTACGGAAGAAAGGACGATGCTTAAGCTTACGCATCTGGGAACGAGACAGCTTATGACGTTCAATTACGTATTCACACTCTTCCATATTAGCTGCGTCTGGGTCTGGGTAGAAGTTCCAGATAGATACGTGTGCTGTAGTGGGAACAGTCTTAATCAGAGGCTCATACTCACCATCAGCATTCCAGTTTGGATACTCTTTATTGATAGCAAGTGGACCCTTGAGAATACCAGTGCCAAACTCTACCTGCTCGAATGCGAACATACGCAGTTGCTTAGACGCACCAGACTCTTCGAGTTGATCCTTGATCTTCTTTTCCATCTTCTTAGCTGCAACCATAGCAGGAGAGAATGTAACAGCAGTAGGGCTAGTTCCTGGACCTTCAATTAAGCGATCAGCTACAGGAGCAAGCTTATTCTTCAAAGAGCCAAGGCGATCCTGCAGTTGCTGGATTGTCTCACCCTTCTTAAGCTTCATGTCTTCCTTGCTAAACGCTGCCTTAAGCTCTTTGGAAGCTTGTTCAGCTTGTGGAGCAGTGTCGAAGCTAACATCTTCAACAACACCATCAGGCAATACAGTAGGGTTAACAGATAGAGGAAACGAGGCTGATCCAAACAGTACGTCACAAATCTGACCATATGCTGCTTGAACTTTGCTCTTAGTAACTTTAATGAATACACGCGACTTTTCCGTATCTGTGAATGCTACATCTGGACCATAGATACCACGATAGTTGCGGTATGACTCTAGCCAACGCATCTCATCGTTGTGACGAGCAGTCTCACTTGTGTTGAACTGTTCTAATACGTAAGCAACAATGTTTCCGCTCTTTGGATCAGTATTATCGTCTTTCTTTACATCATCCAATGCAGAAACCGCATCAGTCTCAAATGATAGTGTTTGGTCTTGCATAGTGATTCCTTAGTAACCAAATGTATTATCGCTGGCCTGAAAGCCACTGCGACTAGTAGTAGGATCGTGATCCCATATACCACTTCTAGGACGACTCATACAGCCATAGCGAAGAGCATCGTAACCGTGGTCATTGGAGGTTGTATCAACGTCCTCTGGGTTATTTCTTGATAGTGGTAGAATAGGAAGTTCTGAGATAATATTAACACATGTATTGAAGAATACAAGGCGAGGTTCTTGTGTAAACTCATCTATCTGCAGTCTTCTGTGTATTTCGTTCTTACCAGCAACACGAGAACCTTTACTACGATCTGATGGACGCCAGCGGCAACCCTTCATAATCATCTGTTCCGCTAGTGATGGTCCAGTATCGCCACGCTTATGCCAAAGAGATGAGTCGAGTACGCCATATCTAATTGGCTCATTCTGTTCAATCTCGTTAATCATATCCGCCAGATCAACAGCAGTAACTTTAGAGGTGTAAAGCTCACGGTATACAATAAGCTGATTATCTGGAGCTATAGCAAACCACAGAACGGCAGTCTTACTTCCATAACCATAGTCAGCAGCACGAAAGCGAACCCAATCACGAGGAATTGCAAATGGTTCAATTACATGTACTTTACGATTAAACTCAGTGAAAGCAGCGCCATCGCTGATATCCCAATCACCGTAAAGAAGCTGTCTGCGCTGGGCCTCTGGCAGAGACAGAAGCATAGATTCATATTCACCATCACTCGCTAGATACGGGTTATCAAATAGAGTTGCAGGTATAAAGCGCCGCTTGTATAGAGCCTTGCCTTCCCGTGAATGCCCAGCAGGGAACCGAAGTTCTTCACCAGTTTCAAAGTCAGTCGCAGCAAAGGCGGTATTATAGGGAGAAGGATCAATGAAACCTTTCTTTACCCAGCCATGACCTGGACCACCTGGGTTAGATGTGCAGCGCATATACAAGCGCAGTGATGGGTCTGAAGTACGAAGACGAGAACCCATATAGTTAAATGCGTATGGTGTAGACCATTGTGTAAGTTCGTCGAAGCCAATCCAGTTAAATGCCTGACCTTGGTAACGCATAACGTCAAGCTCTCTGTCAAGGAACGACATCCAGAGTCTAGCACCACGAGGCGTAGTCCACTGTTGCTTACGCTCACTCCACACAATGCCAGGAATAGCTTTTGGATAAAGGTCTTGCGACTTAGTAATAAGCTCTCTAAGTTCCTCTGTAGTATGACGTACAAGTAGCCCAGAGAAGTTGGGGTTATTCATATCACGAAGGGGGTCAGCAAGCATAGCATAGCTCTTACCACCACCCGCTGCACCACCAAATAGAACCTGACGCTCTACAGCACTCAGGAACTCTGTCTGTGGGCCTTCGTTTGGCTTAAATACTACGTTTTGTGCCTCAAATTCATCATATGCTGCAGCCTTAGGTTCAGCAGGTACAGTTACATTAAAGCGTAGTTTAGCCTCTTTTTCAGCGGCTTTCTCACGCGCTTCAACCTCAGCCTTCGTCGGCCTGCCCCTTTTTCGCCCCTGTACGCTTGTGTTCAAGGGTTTCGATTTGTTCGATGATCCTTTGAAGCTTTTTGGCGTAATAGCGTTTAAGGGTAGCAGTTGTTTTTCTTTTTCGCTCAATGTCTATCCTTCGCGTTAGTCCTACATGTGATATACTGCGACCACTCTGTGCGGTCAACCATGCAGCAACGTCACGATAACTATAACGCTTTAAGTGCTCTTTTGCAAGCTCTAATAGCTCTAATTGTTTAGGAATAGGATTTAGCCACTCACTATCTTCACTATCTACTTCATAACCAAAGGGAACTAGTTTATTAAAGGATAAGTTAGGAATACGCTCCCACTCTGCTCTATACTTAGCAGTAGGGTCTTCTGGCAACGGAAGCTGCCAAAAGCCTATATCTTCTCTATGTAGACGTTCAGTCCTCTTCATCTTCTACCGCATTCTTGGGTGGCAGGATAAAGATAGATGAACCACCAACGTCAATCTTCTCAGTCTTGGAGAAACCAGTGCGATCAAGGATGTCACGAGCAGCAATCATCTTATCACGAAGACCAAGCTCTGTAGGGTCAAGGAGAGCGCCAGACATAGCGGTAGCAGCACGAGGTGCGATACGGGCAAGGTAGCTACGTGTAGCCTCTGCAATCTCATCCTTGAGGGCATTAACAATAGCGGAAGTAGCAGTGCCATCGCTATAGCCTGCTAGCTTCTTCGCCAATACTACATCACCACCAGCACCATCAAACAGCACCTCAAGGAATAGTTGTTGTTGTTCTGTTAGATTACGTGCCATAAGTATTATCCAATCGGTTTAAATGTTTCGGTGACGCTACCGATAATGTCAACATGCCCAGCAGAAGTAGTCATAACTCTAATCTGATCACCAGCAGCAAGATACAGTGTAATAGGAGCAAATGATAT